TCCTTAGTATTGATAATACAATATCAGCTTTCTGCATTTCGCATACCTCCATTTCTCATCAATCAAACAACCTGTTCTCCTTCGCCATGTAAGCGCCATTAACGCTCTCGGACTACTATGAGAACTCCGTTACCTTATCGGATTTTCAGCGTCATCTTTCTTGCCTTGCAGCTTGAAATTTATCACCCAAATGGCATTTCGCATAGCTGTCATACGCTGAGCGTTTGCAGCGTTCCGACTTAGGCAATCTCCGTTTAAACTATATAATACATTTGGTATAACTTAGGCTTCCGTTCGTCCCTTTTACGTACTTCCTGTACGCTGAAACAACATAAGAGAGTATGAAGATCCACGGTACATATCTTCATATACGTCGTTTATAAATACTTTAGCCAGCGTGTATTTATCTCGGGCATCAGAGCAAAGGAACTGGATTTAAAGCAGTTTAGCCTTAGCCATATTATACTTTGGTTTCGCAAAACGCGCTTTACGCTGACTTCTAACGCAATCGCTTTTCCGGCGTGCTATGTTCCCCTTTATCCTTTCAGATTCAGGTTAGCCGGATAACCAATCGGATTTCTCTCTAATCCGATACTCGCTTTCGAGCGATATTATATAGTCCTTACGGACGCACGCCGTGGTGACCATTACCTGATGTGGAGCGACACGAACTGGCAGGCGTTATGCAAACCGTGTCACGACCGGAAAACCGGAAGTGAGGACAGCAGACCGGAATACGCCTACTGAATAATTCCTTTCGCCTAACATATAATAGTTTTTAGGAGAAAATATGCCTAACCACTTGATTTTTCGCCTAAATTCATTTATAATTAGGAGAAAGGAGCGTGAGAGTATGAGAAACTTCGATTACCGTGAACTTACAGGTCGTTCTTGGGACAGTGAGATTATCGGGCTTGTGGCACAGATTCATGAATACAAGGGCAGACAGGAGCTTTATCTGAAGCAGAAGCCCGCAGAGCTTGACCGACTGATTGAGATTGCAAAGGTACAGAGTACAGAAGCGTCCAATGAAATTGAGGGAATCCGCACGACCAATACACGCCTGCTGCAGCTTGTACGGGATAAGACAACACCCCGTAACCGTGATGAGGAAGAAATCATGGGTTACCGTGATGTGCTGAATACGATTCACGAGAACTTCGAGTTTATTCCAATCACGTCCAATTATATCCTGCAGCTCCACCGTGATCTGTATCAGTATTCCCATAAGAGCATTGGCGGAACTTTCAAGAACACCCAGAACTATATCAGCGCAACGGATGCAGAGGGACGAGAGTTTGTTTTATTTACACCGCTTGCCCCGTATGAAACGCCTCCGGCAATTGATGCAATTTGTGAAAGCTATAACCGTATGATTGATACACAGGAGCTTGACGCTTTGCTGCTGATACCCGTGTTCATTCACGACTTTCTCTGCATACACCCGTTCAATGACGGCAACGGCAGAATGAGCCGCCTGCTGACTACCCTGCTGCTGTATCGCTCCGGCTATGTGATCGGCAGGTATATCTCCCTTGAAAGCAAGATTGCCAAGAACAAGAACCTTTACTACGATGCTTTGGAGCAGTGTCAGAAAGGCTGGAACGAGAACACAGAAGATCCCACGCCTTTTATCAAGTATCTGTTGCAGACCATTCTTGCTGCGTACCGTGATTTCGAGGAGCGTGTAGCACTGGTTGATGAAAAGCTGCCCGCAATCGAAACGGTGCGCCGTGCGGTTTACAACAAGATCGGAAAGTTTACCAAGAGTGAGGTCATGGAGCTTTGTCCGACACTCAGCAAGGCTTCCATTGAGAATGCAATCAAGCAGCTTGTGGAACAGGGATTGCTTGTAAGGCACGGAACAGGACGCAGCACATTCTATACCAGAAGTGACGCACAATAAAGATGAGAGCATCTGTCGTGAAAGCGGCAGATGCTTTTTTATGCACTGGTCGGGCGTTATGCAAGCCGTGTCATGATAAGGAAACCGGAAGTGAGAACACAAGACCGGAATATTCATATTGACCGGAGGCAGGGGCTGGGGGCTGCCCGGCGGGGGTATCGAAATCTCTACGGAGCAGCGCTCACAAGACCAGCGCCCCCTCTCACGCACAAAAAGTCCGGTTCAAACACCCGATTAACCCCCTCGAATATTTTACAAGCCGAAATCCGCGTGGTTTCGGCATTTTTATAGGCAGGTGATGATATGGCAAAGGACGGTACAAACCGTGGCGGACGCAGAGTCCGTGCAGGCGACAAGCCGAAGCCCCTCGCCGAGAAAATTGCCGCAGGAGAGGATGCCGACATCATCGAATTCACCCCGACCGCGCTGGAAGGTGCTGACCTTGATGATGCCGCCGATCTCGTTGGTGAGGATATGCCCTCGCCGAGTGAATACCTCTCGGCACGGCAGAAGGACGGCAAGCCCCTCGGCGCTGATGAAATCTACAAGGAAACATGGATATGGCTGAAGAATCGCGGCTGCGAAAAGCTGGTGAACAAGCGACTGCTCGAAAGCTATTCGCTGGCGTTCGCTCGTTTTATTCAGTGCGAGGACGCACTTTCGACCTACGGTCTGCTCGGCAAGCATCCGACGACCGGCGGCGTGGTGGCATCACCGTTCGCATCCCTCAGTCAGTCCTACCAGAAGCAGGCAAACGTCCTCTGGTATGAGATTTTTGATATCGTGAAGCAGAACTGCACAACCAAATTCGACGGCTCTCCGCAGGACGATATGATGGAGCAGCTTCTCCGCAGCAGGAAGTGAGGTACACATGAAAACAACGACAGACTTTCAGCTTGTCAGTACCGACAAGCTCATCCCCTATGTGAATAACGCCCGCACTCACTCGCCGGAGCAGATCAAAAAGCTGCGTTCCTCGCTGCGTGAGTTCGGTTTCGTCAATCCGGTCATCATCGACCGGGAGTACAACGTCATCGCAGGTCACGGTCGCCTGATGGCGGCGAAGGAGGAAGGCATCACGGAAGTACCGTGTGTCTATGTTGACCACCTGACCGACGCACAAAAGAAAGCCTACATCCTTGCCGATAACCGCATGGCAATGGACGCAGGCTGGGACGAGGAACTGCTCGCCGTGGAGATGCAGGAGCTGCAAGACCTCGGCTACGACCTTTCTATGACCGGCTTCGATGAAAAGGAACTGGCTGACTTATTCTCCGACGGCACGGACTCCGATGCGAAGGATGACGATTTCGACCTGACTTCTGCGCTGGAGAAGGCTTCCTTTGTGGAGCGCGGCGACGTGTGGACGGTCGGCAGGCATCGCCTCATGTGCGGTGACGCGACCAGCCCCGAAGATGTGAATACACTTATGGGCGACACGAAAGCGAACCTCATTCTGACCGATCCGCCCTACGGTGTATCTTTCAAGAGCGCCAGCGGTCTGACCATCCAGAACGACAGCATGAAGAATGAGGAGTTTTATAACTTCCTGCTCTCTGCTTTCAAGGGCATGGCAGACCACCTTGAAAAAGGCGGTGCGGCTTATGTGTTCCATGCTGATACGGAAGGACTGAATTTCCGCAGGGCGTTCATCGACGCAGGCTTCCACCTTGCAGGCTGCTGCATCTGGGTAAAGGACAGCCTCGTCCTCGGTCGCTCCGATTATCAGTGGCAGCACGAACCGGTGCTGTACGGCTTCATGCAGAACGGCAAGCACAAGTGGTATTCCGATCGCAAGCAGACGACCATCTGGCACTTCGACAAGCCGAAGCGGAACGCCAACCACCCGACCAGCAAGCCGCTGGATCTGCTCGGTTATCCCATCGGCAACTCCACGCAGGAGAACGCCGTGGTAATCGACACCTTCGGCGGCAGCGGCTCGACGCTCATGGCGTGTGAACAGATGAACCGTATCTGCTACATGATGGAGCTTGACGAAAAATACGCCTCCGTCATTCTCCGGCGCTACGTTGAGGACACCGGGAATGCCGAAGACGTGTATGTAATTCGTGGCGAACAGCAGATTCCTTATTCCGATCTGGTCAAAGAGGTGGAGACGAAGGAAGGCTGATGACGCGATGCAATTAATACCATACTTGTCTACCATCATGGGGTATTTCCCCATTGAGAAGACGTTTTTTTATTTCATTGACAGCATGATCTGCATAAAAAACGCTATGCACTGATTCAGTTACGAGTTCAACAAAATCTGAACCGCCATTTTCACGAACCATATTGTTAATTGCCTCGCCAAGCTCGTTTAATTCTTTTGGAGGAATATCTCTTTCCCAATCGTCCTCGGCTAATTCTTTAACTACTATTTGCATATTTTGCCTATCAACTACAATGATTCCCGGTTTTATATTCTTATTTCCTTCGGGATAATAGTAATAGGTCAGATAGCATTCATTTTCATCAATCAATTCAAATGTAACCAAATGTAATACACCTCTACCAACGATAAATTCTTATAAAAATTATACAGCACCGCCGCCGATATGTCAATATCCGGAAGCACTGTGATATGCACAAATCGGCGCAAAACCGCCCCGCACATATTCGACCTTTTACAGTCTTGCTATCTGCGCGGTTCAGAGTTAATATCTAAACAGTCCACCGGACTGTTTACTACACTCAAACCGCAGCAAGCGGTGAAAAATAGGAGGTCACATCATGAATATCAGATTCAATATTGAAAAGAGCCAGCGCAAGGCACTGGCGCAGAAGATCGGTAAGCTGACCGGAAGCGAGGTGAAGTACCTCGGCGTTCCGAGCTGCGGATACCAGATCGGAGCATGCACCCTCGACAAGGAAGCGGTGCTGCACGGCGATGAGCTTCCGGACGACATCCGGAGCGAACTGCAGAAAGCAGGCTACACAGCAGAGGACGAGTCGGTGGCGCTGACGGTTTCGATGCCGAGGGATTTCTTCACGGAGCAGTCGATGAACAATCTGCTCCAGCTCATCGCCAACAAGGAAACGCTCCTGAAACACGCGCTGAATACGGAGAGTCTTGCGGTCAACGAGTGTGAGAAAACGGTCGAGTTCCCGTGGTTCACGGTCGAGAAGGACGGTGACGCTGATGCCTACGCAAAATTCATCACCATGCTTTGCGAGTTTGCAAAGAACCTGCAGCGTGTGGTCAACAAGCCGGATACCAGCGACAACGAGAAGTACGCATTCCGCTGCTTCCTCCTGCGCCTCGGCATGATCGGCGCAGACTACAAGGCAGCCCGCAAGGTACTTCTCCGCAACCTGACCGGAAGCTCCGCCTTCCGCCACGGCAAGCCCGAAGGAGGTGCTGACGATGCGGTTTCCGAATGACGCTGAACTGAAAGCCCTGCGGGAGCGTTATCCCGCAGGCACCCGCATCCGCCTGATTCGCATGGCGGACGACATCGCGCCAGTGCCGCCCGGTACGACCGGTTCGGTTGCGATCATCGACGATGCAGGCAACATTCATATGAAGTGGGACAACGGCAGAAGCCTTGCGCTGATCGAAGGTGCAGATGAGTTCGAGGTTATCTCCGGCGGCTGATTTTACAGCCGCCGGGGGCTGCCGGAAATGTGAGAACCTATTCCATCGTACCCCATATTACCACACGATTGCAAGTAAGTCAAGGGTGTATACTACACAATCATCAAGGCTGTATTTTCCTCGATATTCTGTGGTTTTAGCGGCTTGATATATCCTCGGTTCAGAGTTAATATGTGACTACCGAAAGGGAAAACACACCAAAAACCAAACAGGAGGATACCACCATGAACGCAAAGACACAGGCACAGATCAACAGAATGAAGGAGCAGACGATCGGGGTTGAGGTTGAGATGAACAACATCACCCGCAAGGCTGCCGCAAAGCTTGCCGCCGAGTTCTTCGGCACAAACCGCAGCGAGTACACCGCCCACCGCAACGGCTACGAAACCTACAGCGCATGGGACGCACAGGGACGCGAGTGGAAATTCCAGCGCGACTGCAGCATCAGCGGACCGGATAGCGAAAAGTGCGAACTGGTCACACCGATCCTGCACTACGAGGACATCGAAACCCTGCAGGAGCTGATCAGACGCCTTCGCAAGACAGGCGCAAAGAGCGACTACACCAGAGGCTGCGGAGTTCACATTCACATCGGCGCAGCGGGACACACACCGCAGAGCCTGCGAAACCTCGCAAACCTGATGGCGAGCCACGAAACGCTGATCGCCGAGGCAATCAAGGTTGACAGCAGCCGCATGAACCGCTACTGCAGAACGGTAAACCCGAATTTCCTGCAGCAGCTCAACAAGAAGAAGCCCACCACGATGGCGCAGCTTGCAGACATCTGGTACGGCGCACAGGGATGCGACTACGGCAGAACCCACCACTACAACGACAGCCGCTACCATATGCTGAACCTCCACGCCACCTTCACAAAGGGCACGATTGAATTCCGCCTTTTCCAGTTCGACAAGCCCGCAGGCGGCAAGCAGAACGGACTTCACGCAGGCAAGCTCAAGAGCTACATTCAGCTTTGTCTCGCAATGAGCCAGATGGCAAAAGACCTGCGGAGCGCAAGCCCGAAGGAACAGCAGAAGGAAAACAAAAAGTTCGCGATGCGGACTTGGTTGATGCGGATGGACTTCATTGGCGACGAGTTCGCCACCGCAAGAGAAACCCTGACGCAGAACCTTTCCGGCGACAACGCCTTCCGATTCGGCAGACCTTGAGCCTGCCGAATCCCAGCGCAGAGCCTGCGGCCCCGACCGCCACCCACGGCGGCTGGGGCGGCAAGCCGCACACAGCGCCCACAGCGCCCCGTGTGGGGCGGGAGTGGTATCCTCCGAGTAACTGTCCCTTTCGGTACAAAGCCCTGTACGGGGCGCACACGGCGCAAACAGCGGCAAGGCATATTCTACACAACTGCAAGCCCGGAAATCCACATATCTTTTGTAGTTTTATCGGCTTGATATAGTGCCGGAAAAGAGTTAATATGTGCGTACCGGAACGAAAACGGAATACAAGACAAAAGGAGAAAAGCAATGAAAAGATACTACCTCGCATACGGTTCAAACCTGAACATCCGCCAAATGCGGTACCGCTGCCCGACCGCAAAGCCTATCGGCATCACGGCGATCCCCGACTACCAGTTGCTTTACAAGGGCAGCAAGACCGGCGCGTACCTGACCATTGAACCGAAGAAGAACGGCATCGTTTCGATCGCGGTCTGGGAGGTCACCGCCGCCGACGAGAAGCGGCTGGATGCCTACGAGGGCTGCCCGACCTTCTACTACAAGAAGGAAGTCCGCCTGCCGGTGAAGCTGGCAAGCGCCAAGACCAAGAAGCTGACCGCCTTCGTATACATCATGCACGAGGAACGCAGCCTCGGAATTCCGTCGCTTGCCTACATCCGCACCTGCGAGGAAGGCTATCGGAACTTCGGCTTCGACACCAAGTTCCTTGATGCCGCCTACGAGATCAGTGCAAAGGAGGTGCAGCGATGAAAGACCGCAACAACGAGCCGCACATCTGCCCGAAATGCGGGCGGGCGTACACCGAGCGACCTGCGACCTCCCGTGTGGACGGCAGCCCGATCTGCCCGGACTGCGGGACGAGAGAAGCCCTTGAAAGCCTCGGCGTCGGACGCGAGGAACAGGACAAGATTCTCGGCATCATCCACGAGAAGTACGAAGGCGAAGAATAAGGCGCTGAAATGCAGGCGATGTTTGTCACATTTATTTTGCCGATAATGCTTGATATATCCTCGGTTCAGAGTTAATATCTGAATGATCCACCGGATCATTCTTCTACCGCAGGAGAAGCGGAATAAACACAAAGGAGCATTCACATGAACATTTTAGTTGTTGAACCGGGCAAGCGCCCCTACGCAAAGGAGATCAGCGGCGACCTTGAAAGCCTGCAGCAGACGGTCGGCGGATACATTCAGGCGATTTACCCCTTCGATGATCCGGTTGCACTGGTGTGCGAGGAGGAAGCCCTCTACCACCCGGAGCAGAAGTGGAATCGCCCCGTTCCGCCCTACGGAGTCATCAAGGGAACGTTCTTCATCTGCGGGCTTGGCGAGGAGGACTTCACCGACCTGCCGCAAGAGCTGACCGAGAAGTACACGGAGTTCTTCCGGCAGGCATACGACTTCGTGCTGGTCGGCAACATCCTGATGCCGATTCCTCTCGGCGAATAAGGATCACAGCGGCGGGTGTATTATACACAACACCCGCCGCACATTTTCCCCGTATCTTCTGTAGTTTTAGCGGCTTGCTATTATTCGCATTCAGAGTTAATATGTACACAACGGAAGGGCAAAGCCCGCCGGAAACTACGAAACACGGAGGAAACGAATATGTGGCACGAAGGAACGATTGGAGTCCCGAAGGGAGACAGCAAGTACACGGTAGTTCACTACTGGGTGAAAGCCTACGACGAGGGCAGCCAGTACGGAATCGACGGCGGCAGGATCAGCAAGGCAACGCTGAAGATCAGCGGCGAGGTTGTTTACAACTACGACCGGGGGCTGGATGTTCCGCCGCAGAACGAGGCAGCGGAGATGGCACTGGCTATTCTGATGCACGAGTACAACTAAAACAAAAGGGCGGCAACCGGAAGGAAGCCGCCTTTCTCTCTGAGGGGGTGAGGCATTGCGAAAGCTGAAAGATTATACACCGACCAAGTTCATGGCGGAGGATTCCCATTACGACAAAGCCGCCGCCGACTATGCGGTGCGGTTCATCGAGTGCCTCGCCCACACGAAAGGCACATGGGCGGGAAAGCCCTTCGAGCTGATCAACTGGCAGGAGCGAATCATCCGTGACCTGTTCGGTGTCATCAAGCCCAACGGCTACCGCCAGTTCAACACGGCATACATCGAGATTCCGAAAAAGAACGGCAAGTCCGAGCTTGCCGCCGCTGTTGCGTTATTGCTGACCTGCGGCGACGGTGAGGAACGTGCCGAGGTCTACGGCTGCGCTGCCGACCGTCAGCAGGCGGCGATCGTGTTTGACGTCGCTGCCGACATGGTGCGGATGTGTCCTGCGCTGAATAAGCGAGTGAAGATCCTGACGTCGCAGAAGCGCATCGCGTATGTGCCGACCAACTCCTTCTATCAGGTGCTTTCCGCCGAGGCATACAGCAAGCACGGATTCAATATCCACGGAGTCGTGTTCGATGAACTGCACACGCAGCCCAACCGAAAGCTCTTTGATGTTATGACGAAAGGTTCCGGCGATGCACGAATGCAGCCGCTGTATTTCCTTATCACGACAGCAGGCACGGACACCAATTCCATCTGCTACGAGCAGCACCAGAAGGCGCAGGATATTCTGGAAGGGCGCAAAATCGACAAGACCTTCTACCCTGTGATCTACGGCGCTCCAGACGATGCAGACTGGACTTCTCCGGAGGTCTGGAAGAATTCAAATCCGTCCCTCGGTGAGACCATCGGCATGGACAAGGTGGAAGCCGCCTGCGAATCCGCAAAGCAGAATCCCGGCGAAGAAAACGCCTTCCGTCAGCTCCGCCTCAATCAGTGGGTGAAGCAGACCGTCCGCTGGATGCCGATGCACAAGTGGGACGCCTGCAAGGTCGATTTCGACGAATCGCTGCTGGAAGGGCGTGTATGTTATGGCGGTCTCGACCTCTCGTCCACGACGGATATCACGGCATTCGTGCTGGTGTTTCCGCCGACCGACGAGGACGACCATTATTATATTCTGCCGTACTTCTGGCTGCCGGAGGAAACGCTTGACCTGCGCGTCCGGCGCGACCATGTGCCGTATGACCTCTGGCAGCGGCAGGGCTTCCTGATGACCACCGAGGGCAACGTCGTGCATTACGGCTTCATCGAAAACTTCATCGACGAGCTGGGTACACGGTTCAATATCCGGGAGATCGCCTTTGACCGCTGGGGCGCAGTGCAAATGTCACAGAACCTTGAGGGGCTGGGCTTCACACTGGTGCAGTTCGGTCAGGGCTACCGTGATATGTCGCCGCCGACCAAAGAGCTGATGAAGCTGACGCTGGAGCAGAAGATCGCCCACAACGGGCATCCGGTTCTGCGCTGGAACATGGACAACATTTTCATCAAGCGTGATCCGGCAGGAAACATCAAGCCCGACAAGGAAAAGTCCACGGAGAAGATCGACGGAACGGTCGCCACCATCATGGCACTGGATCGGGCGATCCGCTGCGGAAATGATATCGGAGACAGTATTTATGATGAAAGAGATTTGCTGGTGCTGTAGCCCTACAAATCAGAATTTGCAGACGATAAATGATTAGAAAAACGAATCCTCAATGCCGTCACTATTCAAGTGGCAGATCCTCGTCAACAGAAGGCCATTCTGATCCATTCCGATAGTATACTCTTCGGCGTCGGTACAGTTGTTCATAACCGTTTTCATATGTATAGTAATAATATTCATAATAATGACCTTCTTCATTTTCTTCAACAAAGTAATGATGCACACGCTTGGTCAGGACGAGCTTTCCATCATCCCAAACGTAAAATTTTTGTTCGCCGTTGTTGTTTTCATCATTGATGGTCGTATATATAATTTTATCAGGGACTTCTTGAGTATTAGCACATATTCCGAGTTTGTTCATTTCATCCCATATAATAAATAAACCTGTTTCGGGAATAAAGTGGAAATAATGTCCCTGTCCACCAAAAACAGCGTTGCCCTCAGGGATAAACAAATCATAAAACCCATCAAAATCAAAATCTTTCTGCCAGTAATCAAGATGTTGTACATTTAGATCTGAATTACTGTCGATCCAGGAACAGTCAGCGGAAAGGAACTGTCCTTTAATATCGTCATAATAAACCCATACTCCATCGGACTGAACCTTAAATGAGTAATGCTTTTTTACTTCCAGACCATCAGCGCCATTCGGCACAGGAAAAGTTTTCGGAGCATCTGATTCTGTTACCGTTATTGTCTGAGATTGAGTAGCCGTAATTGCAGTTGTTGTTGACATACAGGTAGCAACTGATGTTTCAACTGTAATTTGTTCAGTAGAAAGCAGAGAGCTTGAATTTTCAGTTTTGTCATTCAAGCTACTGCATGAGCATAGAACAAGCATCAGTATTAAAGCAGTAAATATATAGTATCTCATTATTTTCTTCCTTGCTTTATAGAATAACACAATGATTATCATAAACAAAATGTAACCAAAATACAGCACGACAGCTGTAAAGATTAAAAATGTCCTGACAAAATCAGATTTGAAGCGGAAAACACCGCTTTTCCATATTATATCATACGCCCATAGAAAAAGTCAACCGAAAGGAGTGATGCACATGGGCATTTTCAGCGGACTGTTCCGGTCACAGGACAAGCCGAAGGACAGCTACGACAGCCCGTCCTACAGCTATTTCTTTGGACGAACACACGCAGGCAAACGAGTCAACGACCGCACGGCAATGCAGATCATTGCGGTGTACGCCTGCGTGAGAGTGCTGTCGGAGGCGATTGCACAATTGCCGCTGCACGTTTACCAATACACCGACAGTGGAAAAGAGCGAGTGCCGAAGCATCCGCTTTATTTTTTGCTGCATGATCAGCCGAATCCTGAAATGACATCGTTCGTGTTCCGGGAAACGCTCATGGCGCACCTGCTGATCTACGGCAACGCCTATGCGCAGCTCATCCGTAACGGTCGTGGTGAGGTGCTGGGATTGTATCCGCTGATGCCGGATAAGGTGCGTGTTGACCGTGACGATCGCGGCAGGCTCATTTACCGCTACAGCCGATACGACGAACACAACCCGAATTTCAAGCAGCAGGGCGAGATCATTCTGCCGATGGAACAGGTGCTGCATATTCCGGGACTGGGCTTTGACGATCTGGTCGGATACAGCCCCATTGCAATGGCGAAAAACGCCATCGGGCTTGCGGTCGCCTGCGACGAATACGGCGCATCGTTTTTTGCAAACGGCGCATCGCCCTCGGCGGTGCTGGAGCATCCGGGGGTAATCAAAAATCCGGAGCGTGTGCGTGAGGCTTGGCAGCGGGCGTATGGCAGCAGCAATGCCCACAAGACCGCAATCCTCGAAGAGGGCATGAAGTACACGCCGATTTCCATTCCGAATAATGAGGCGCAGTTCCTTGAAACCCGTAAATTCCAGATCGAGGAAATTGCCCGCCTGTATCGTGTGCCGCTGCACATGATCGGCGACCTTGACCATGCTACGTTCAGCAACATCGAGCATCTGTCGCTGGAATTCGTAAAATACACCCTTGATCCGTGGCTGGTACGCTGGGAACAGGGACTACAAAAAGCGCTTCTTTCGGATTCCGAAAAGGGGCGCTATTTCATTAAGTTCAATGTGGAAGGTCTGCTGCGCGGCGACTATGCAAGCCGTATGCAGGGCTATGCGACTAAGACAGAACGGCTGGATGTCAGCAAATGATATCCGTGAGCTGGAGGACATGAACGCGATTCCAGATGAGGACGGCGGCAATCTGTATCTGGTGAACGGCAGCTTTACGAAGCTGGAGGACGCAGGCGCATTTGCTGAACAGCCCGCTGCGGCGGAGAAAGGAGGAAATGCAGATGAATAAGTTCTGGAACTGGGTATGCAATGAAGACACCGGCGCTGCCGAGCTGATCTTCAACGGACCGATTTCGGAAGACACATGGTTCGGCGATGAGATCACGCCTGCCATGTTCCGTAACGAGCTTTCAAAGGTCAGCGGTGATCTCACCGTCTGGCTGAATTCTCCAGGCGGGGATGTGTTCGCCGCTTCGCAGATCTACACCATGCTCCGCAACCACAAGGGCAAGGTCACAGTCAAGATTGACGGTATTGCGGCAAGTGCCGCTTCCGTTGTTGCAATGGCTGGCGACGAAACCCTGATTGCACCGACCGGTATGCTGATGATCCACAATCCCTCAACGGTTGCTTTCGGCAATAAGGAAGCGATGCAGAAAGCCATCGAGCTTCTCGATGAGGTCAAGGAAAGCATCATCAACGCCTACGAGGAAAAGTCCGGTCTGAGCCGCAGCAAGATCGCCCGGATGATGGACGAGGAAACTTGGCTGAATGCGAAAAAGGCGCAGTCCCTCGGACTGGTGGACGGTATTCTCTTTGCGGGCAGCGCTCCGCAGCCGAAGCCGGACGAGGATGAAAAGCCCGACGAAGATATACCGGATGAGGACGAGCCGAAGGAGGACACTCTCACGGCAATGTCCTATTCCCGTGCAGCAACCATGCAGAGCCTGATGCAGAAGGTCTCCGCCGAGCGCAGGGGTACACCCGTGGATCAGCTCATGAGTCGGCTGAATCTTCTGAAATACTGATTGGAGGTATGTATAATGACTATTCAGGAACTTCGTGAAAAGAGAGCGAAGGCGTGGGATACTGCCCGCGACTTCCTCGACAGCAAGCGTCAGGCTGACGGTACGCTTTCCGAGGAGGACAGCAAGACCTATGACGCAATGGAAGCAACCATCGTGAACCTCGGCAAGGAGATCCAGCGAATGGAGCGTCAGGCGGAAATTGAAGCGGATATGGCGAAGGCTACCACTTCTCCCATTCTGACTGCGCCTGCCGCACAGAACACCGAGCCGGAAAAGACCGGAACCGCATCTGCTGCATACAGCGATGCCTTCTGGAACAGCATCCGCAACCGCAACTGGATCGATGTGCGCAACGATCTTCATGTCGGCACGGACACCGAGGGCGGCTATCTTGTGCCGGATGAGTTTGAGAGAAAGCTCATCGAGGCGCTTGAGGAGGAGAACATCTTCCGCCAGATGGCAACCGTCATCAAGACCAGTTCCGGCGACCGCAAGATTCCGATCGTGACATCGAAGGGCGATGCGGTCTGGATGGATGAGGAAGAGCAGTATACGCTTTCCGATGATACCTTCGGTCAGGCATCGCTCTCCGCATACAAGCTCGGTACAGCGATCAAGATCTCCGAGGAACTTCTGGGCGACAGCGTGTTCGACCTGCCGTCCTATATCG